ATAGAAGTGAGGTTCCAGTTGTATCTATACCCGTCTGAGCTTGTGATGCTCGTAAGGTTACGTGTCTGCTCTGTGCCAGATTGAAAGTCCGTTGTGAAAGGGTAGTTAACTGCTCCGATAGCATCACGAATGCCAGAGGCATTCGATGCTTGCATCATTGAGTCAACCGAAGAAGATACTGTAATGTCTGCCATTTTTTTTAGGGTCTAATGTATCTTGAAGTAGAGTCAGGGCGTAAGTATAAAAATCCACCAGTTGGCCTAATATAGTAAAACTTTTGAGGCGGAGGCGTAACGCTAGTGGTGCGCTTGCCATTCAGTGAACTCTTTAAGCTTAAAAACATTTTAGTATTTGTGAGCTACGACTACGCCTGACGTAATAGTAAAAGCACTGAACTGACCGTATAAAACAGTGCCAGCGGCAAGAGTGATCGACTGCAGATTAGCAATGCCTTCTACGTTACTAGCGGTTAAAGAAGAGAAAACGGTGTCATTGATTATTTGCAATGCTCCGTAGCGTTGGCCTGAAGTGGATCCTCCGCTAGTAAAAGCTTCTGATCCAGATGAGGAGAATTCGAGTGCGTTATTTCGTGATTTCATATTGGTGATTATATCACAGGATTACTATCGGGATTGTTTGTTTACGTATGTTGAGAATTTCTTGCCTATGCTGTTATTGTTTGACCTGAGGTCTATCTTTTCTAGTTCCTGGAACAGGTAACTCGTTGCCACCTGCTCCTCCGCAATGGCTTGCTCTTGTTTGTTCTGAACTCTAAGGAAGTCAGCATAGACGGCGTGCGAAATAAAGTTAAAGAACTCTCCTGGTACAGCCTCCGTGGATTCATACGGGGAGCCCTGGGCTGCAAACGGAGTGAACTGCTTCTTGTAGGAAACAAATGCGCTTGTGTCACTTGTATTAGAAATGTTTAAAATGTTGGCACCATCAAAATCTACGAAGAACTCATACTCCAAAGATGAATCATTTAAAAACGCCGCTTTTCGATGAATACGATTAAAGTCACCGATGGAGTTCTTCCCCGTTTCCGCATAGGGAATTAAGTTTTTAAGTGAGATTATTGGAGGTCCAACTGCGTTGTGATTTTCGGTCCAGGTAACAACATCCTGTATTAAGTCTTTTTTAACGGTATCCGCTTCGGTAAACTTTACCGTTCCAGCAGATTCCAATGAAATTGTTCCATCGGCCCCTACTTCAAAGCTATTAATCGAGGTTGCAATAACCCAAGCGTTACTAGTATTTTTATATATGAATGTTGTATCGGTTGAACCTCCTTGATACACGTTGGTTGCACTCTTACCAATATCAGCATCGTCAGCTATGTTTCTTCCTGAGTTTAAACCAAGAAGTTTGTAGTTCTGGTTCATATGGGCATGCTGCCCACTCGTAATGCCAGAAACATTATAAGAATAAATTTCCCGTTTTTCTGAGCTAACAAGATACCTGGGCCACACTGGACTTTCATCAAATGCCTGCTGGAACCTGCGGTTAATGAAGTGACTTAACTGATCCTGCTCACTTGTATCAAGGACTCCACCAGTTCCTATTAGAGCTGATGTTAATTTAAATAAATCACCGTAAGTTCTGTCCTGCATTATATTTTGTTGGGGCTAAGTTCTGGGAACTTCTTATTGTAATACTTTAAAAATTCTTTAGAATGCACGGTCTCTCTGCCGTAAGCCTTAATGAGTCGAAAATATTCTCTGTGAGGAATTGTTGCGACTGGTTTTCCGAGAACTGGGTGCACTTTTCCTCTCAGTTCTTTGGCTTCTTTGGCTGCCTGGGCAACTCTCTTGCTTTCTGTCTCCCTTTCAATCTTGAAACCATTCTTGATTTCGTTCATGAAGGCACGATCAATCTCTCCGTCGGAGTATCGCTTTAAGTTTGGAATGATTATATCCATATAAAAAAAAGGGGAGAGCCTGGGATCGGACCAGACCCTCCCCGAATTTATTTAGCTTGCGCTGATGATTTTACCGTGAGCACCAGGGTGGTAAACACCGAGGGTCAAAGCACAATCAACGAATCCACGCTCACCACCACCTAGGTTAGGTAGGCGAGTGCTTCCCATTGGGATAAGCTCGTGAACACCGTAGTATTCAGGGTTGATCAAGTATCCAGACATTCCCGCTGTGCCAGCTTGTGCAGGCATGCAGTCAGGGTTACCGTTCACGATAGAAACTACACCGTGATCGGACTGATAGAGATCAACAGATAGCTTGATGGTGCCATTGTTGCCGTCGTAGTTAACGCTGCGAGTGTTGACCGAACCAGACTCAGGAGTAGAGACGCGAGCGAAGTCGCTGATGTCTTTACGTAGTGCAGTGTCAGCAACGAGCATCAAGTCATCAGTCGAACCAGTTACCTGGAAGATCGATGTAATGAGATCATTGAGCTCAGATTCATCGAAGGTTCCGTCGGTTACGTCAACAATGCTTGTTGCAGGAGTTCTGAATGCAGCTGGAACTACTGCTGAACCAGCAGCGTTTTGAATCCAGTCACCTAGACCACCAAGTTCATTTGGCTGACCTGCACCATCTTCAATTTCTTGAGTGTTGTCAGATGCAAGAGTGAACTCAATGTCGCGCTTCATTTCGCGGATTGCCTTGGCTTCAGCCTGGGCAATCTTGGCGGGACCAACAGAATCGACCGCTTCTTGCAGGTCAGATACCATGTAGTCACGGCGGAATTTTTGAACGCGGTTACCAAGACGAGCACGACCAGCGAACTTGTCCGAGAATGTTCCGACGTCAGCACCTTCAGAGATTCCATCTTTCTGAGGACTAGATAGCGAGTCAACGGTCCACTCAACCTTAGTTGCGTTTGCGCGTTTCTTGTTAGCAGAGGAAAGGATCGGTGTTTCTTCTGGAGCGAGGATAGTCAAGACGTCAGTCAAGTCTTCGCGATTAGAAACAGCTGAACCCGTGTTAGTAGTATCGAATGTATTCGAGAATGCCATAGTATTTAATTATTAATTAGTTATAGTTGTAGGTTTGATTAATTAACGTGAAGCCATTTGCAGCCTTCTTAGGGCAGCGAAATCTCGGGGGTTACCCGAAGTTTTGAATTGAGCACTGGCTGCCTTAATAGATTTTAGGGCATTTGACACTTTCTTATCGGACTGAGCCGATCCAGGGGTTCCAGATGGTGGAACTAATCGTGACGGTTTAGCTTTGGCTGTGGTCTTAGCGGATTCCGATAGGACCTTTCTGCCATACATACTGTTGGCTGCATGCGCTAGAAGATAGGGCATTTGAGCAGCTACCTCGGGATCAAGTCCATCAATGTTTGATAGTCTAGGGTCCTCGAGCATCTCTTTGTATTTCTTGCTTACTTCATTGTCACCCTTCATCCAACTTAGCTCTTCATTGGCTTGCTCCCGCAACGATTCTTTCATCGATGCAGCGCTTTGTCTCCTTTGAATTGCTTTAATTTGGGCTGGGATGTACTTTTTCTCCGCTTTTCTAGCGGCCTGCAGATGCTTTCTTACCTCGGACTTGGTGACTTCTTTGCCATCAATCTCGGTAATAGGGTCATCCGCAGAGTAACCGTCACTGTTGAATATTAAATCCTCCGCCCATTCAATGACCTGCTCAACTTCTTCCTGCACATTTTGCAGTTTTTCCATTGAGTCCACGTCCCTGTATGGGTTCTCGGATTCCTTGACCTTCGGTTCCAGCTTATTCGACATTTCAGATCTGAGTCTTTCCAACTCAGCTTCAGCCGCCTTTCGCTTTGCCGTCAGTTCTCCGAATCTAGCTACAGCTCTGCTCCCGAGTTTATCGGAAAGCTCACGAAGCTCTTCATCGGACATGTCATCCAGTTCAATCTGTGAAAGAACATCATCTTCACTCTCGGCTTCCTCTTCCTGCTGCTCTTCCTCTGCCGTTTCATCAATTTCGACCGCCTCGTCTGCGGCTACTTCAGTAGCTTCTTCTGGCTCCTGATTGACTTCTTCTGCAGTTTCCTCAACTTCAGTTTGATTATCTTGTTCTTCTTCGGGGGGACTGAGTTGACCAATCCTCCTGTTAATGAACTCCGACTGTGATATGTTAGTCGCTTGCTTTGGTTCAGCTGCAGCGTCAGCTGTTTCGTTGACTTCACTCATAATATACGCTTTTTACGCCAGCGATGGCGATGTTGGGATTATAGCATACGATTTTCGTCTATGCATCTGGAAATCTTTTTATTAAAAGATCCCAATTGCACATGCCGATTATTTCATCGTAAGCCAAAATTTTACCAGATACCTGGGGAAGTCTATCAATCTCCGCGGATTGAAGCTCTCTTATGCATTCCTCTCGCATCATTACTATTTCCCTGACCATGCCAGCGAATGATTCATGCTGCTGAAGAGCGTTTAAATTATCCTGTAGCTGCATACTAACCTTGTCCCTCTAGGTCTTGAGTTTGAACTTCTCCGACGGAAGCCGCTTCGGTTCCGTAGATTCCGTTCTGAGTTGCGTTTACCTGTTGCTGCTCTTGGAATGTGTATTGCTGCTTGTATTTCTCTACTCTTTGAGCGAAGGATTGATCCTGCTGCATTCTTTGAGCAATGTCTGGTTGCTGCAAGTAATTGTCTATGATTGGAACTGCTGCCCCTCCTCCATTTGGTCTAGCGGGCATCTCTATGCCAGCAAAGATCTTGGACAGGTCATCAAGAACATCCCTCTGGACGTCTTCGGCTGCAGTTTCTGACTTCTGCAAGATGACGTCAGCAAGAATGGGGTCAATGCTACTAGCGTAAGCAATCAATAGGTTGTCTACATTGATCCTACCATTCCTGTCCAGTTTAACGAGATCAACAAGCTGCTTTAGTTTTGCTTCTTGGGTCTCTGGGTCGGTGTTAATGCTGTCGTAGGAAATGCTAATGTCGAAGTTCTCATTGGGATCTCCCTTGCTGAACTCCTGAGGATCTGGCACTCCAGTTACCCTGAAGAAAATATAGTCAGGTCCGAACCTCTGGAAGCAAGTAAAGCACATGCGCATAACCTCTGCGCTGTGCTCAAGGAACTTATCAACAAGGAACTGCTTCTTTACCTTGGATGCTTCACTGCCTTCGTCCAGTCCCATCAGTCTATCGGCCTGATCCAGTTGAGTCTTCTCCATCTCGATGCTTCCATCTGCGGAGTTAGCATCTGGGGTGTCCGCGAACTCGTAGTCGTCTTTTCTCCTGCGGGGAATGTATCTGCCTG